CATTGCCAGCTTCACTGGTTACAGGCAGAATTGTGGGGTATTTGATGTCGGCATAAGCCACTTCAAATACTTGGGGGCGAATGTGCTCAAGCTGACGCTCAAGGAACAGGCCCGCTTCGTCCATACGGAAATCAGACATTAGTAGGGCCTCCTATCAGGTGTCAGCGGTGAGAGTGAAGCTCGGACCATTCAGTTCGACGATCACCAAGCCAGAGCCAGTGACAGAAGAAAGGTAACGAGCATTCGAAAGAACGGCAGTACGACCAGCAAAGCCGCTAGCCAGCAGTTGGCCGGGGTAACGCACGCCAGTGGCAGTGTGAACCACGCGCACTACAGTGGCAGGATTGACAGAACCGTGCACGTACATAGCAACGGCGCCTTCATTGGCCACGTTGAGCACTTGCTTGTCCTTCACGCCAGGGCGAGAATTGCCGTCAACAGCAGTTTCGTCCACATAAGTGAGGACGTTCACGCCAGCGACAATGGCAGTGCCACTACCGATGGTGCGAGCCGAGTTGGCAACCGTGCCAGCTTGGTTAAATGCAACGACATTACCAAAAGGAATGACGCCGCCAGTTTCATTGACATAGGTGCCAATGGTATTGTCGCGAATGTCAGAGAGTTGGCCTTCGAGCAGAGCAGTGTGAGTCAGAGCGTAGCTCTGTTGCACACCGCCAGCAGCCGCAGTCCCCGACGCAGTAAAAGTTACAGCCATGGATCAGCGCTCCTTAGAGACAGAAAGGGGAGTTTTCCAAGCGTTCTGAATCCTGTCCATATAGGACGAAGGAGCAGACATTGGAGAGGCGATGGAAGCAACAGCTTTACGCAGTTCTTCCGTGGCAGCCGAATCCGCACGAGGAGATTCAGCCAGAGTATCAAACATGGCGGTCACATAATCGTCGGAACGCTCCGACAGATCAACGTCACCACGCACAGCCTTGATGGAAGCTTCCATGATTTCACGAGCATTTTTGCCAGCAAAATCAAAAGCAGAATCAAGAGAAATGCGAGCCTTGTCGATGAGAGCAATGCGCTCTTCGACGAGACTATCCACATTCACTTGTTGGGCAGCTTCAAGGTCAGCTTTGGCTGCCTCAAGCTCTTGCGAAAGGGCATCGGCGCGGCCTTCGGCAGCATCCATTTTGCCTTTCATTTCTTTTTCCATGGCGTCCATTTCTTCCTTCATTTTGGAAGCATTGGCCATCATGCCATCGTACTTTTTCTTCATGTCCTCGTAGGACATTTTGGCATCCTCCCGTTCTTTAGTGATTGCTAGAGCTACGCTCTCGCTCACCTCAAACTCGGCGCCATCAAAATTGACTTTAGCAGTCATAGACGGTTCCTCAATGGAATTGATTAGATAGGGATCAGCAGCATCTAGGCGGTCCAGATGAAGCTTCACTTGCGGGCCAGCGCGGCCCCTACGAACAACAGCAATGTGATTTCCGTTGATTTCCTTTTGGATGCCATCGTAATTCTCACCGTTGTCAGTTACGCCAGGAGTTGCCTCATAATTGACGCGATAACCGGCGCTGACTTCTTTTGCATCTCCACGCATAATGCGTTCAATGGCATCTTTATCAGTGATTGTCATAACTGCACGGACAAAGCCGTTGTCATAAACCACTTCGGTGCCACTAAAGCCCACTTGATAGTCCTTTGTATTGGCGCTATCGAGAAGGACAGGAGGATGTTCAAGAGTGATCGCTTTGCCCGCAAATGAGGCCAAGCTTTCAGGAGACGCCACTTCAGCTTCGGGACGATATTCACGCCGAATGGAACCATCAGCATCGGTGTACATTTGCACACCAGTGCGAGCGATGGTCGCCCAAGCACGAAGATAACCTTCAGAGGTTAGCTCGTACTTATCAATCGGCGCTACATCGTATCGAAAGCATGTGTCGCTCATGAGCACACTCTATCAATAAATTAAACATAGGATATAGTAACTTAGGAAATATGGCCTAAAAATGCAGTACATTCAACATCGGCGCATCACAACTAAGCTTCATGCTCCCATGGCTTCCATTCAAGAAAGCCGACAAATTATTGGGCAACGCATTAAAGAAGCTCGTTTGAATTGTGGCATGTCACAGAATGACGTGGCCAAAGCTTTGCATTGTGATCAAACCACTGTTTCAAGAATGGAACGCGGCATTGTTTCTCCTGATTGTGCAGAGATACGTTTGCTTAGCTCAATGTTTGAACTTTCTATTTTGTATCTTATGGGCTACCCCACATTTGTGGTTTCGGCTACAAGCACAAACTAATCGTCATCATCTTCGTCGCGAATTTCAGCGAGCTGACTTTCAATGCTCCCCATAATGTATGCCTTCGCAATGGCTTCGGCCTCGAAGACCAGCATCTTCACTGCTTCAAACTGATCATCAGGCTTTTCGTAATAGCTTGTCACATATTCGTGAGTTTCGTCAAGACGACCATTTTTGAAATGCTGTTCCTCAACAAGGCGCCACTGTGAAGTGTTGCGATGTTCATGCGCTGAAAGGATAGACAAGGCTTTCATAATGCCAATGCCTTCATCTTCTTCTTCAATCACCCGCACGTATTCGCTCATTTGTCTTTAGCGCTTTCTACCATCTTAATGATGCGATTGGCCCACGCCCTACCAGCATCTCCGCCCCATAGCAGCCAGGCAATGTAGCCAGCGTCATCTTCGCCGCCACTCTTGTTCTTTTCGTGGCGAGAAAAGAATGCTGCCATGCGCTTGATTGTTGCATAGCTCAAAGCGCTGCCGCCAGCCAAGTCAGAAGCCCGTGCCACTCCACTACCAATGCCTTGCTTACCAGCCTCCTGTGTGGTGAGACCACCTTTGCCGTGCTTCTTACGCAGTTCTAAGCCACGACGGGCTGCAGAGCGTACAGACGATGGAGGGGAGAATGATTGTGCATCTCCCCTTAAGGCTTTTTTCCTTTGTTCTTGCGTACTGTTGCAAGATAAGCTTTACAGCGCTTTTCGCCAGTGCTTTCGTCCATCGTGTCATCATTCTCTTCTTCTTCTGGTCCTCCAAGCTCTTTCATGAAGGCCATGTAGTATTCATCGCCCATGTCTTTTTTAGGCTTGCGGGACATGCCAGCAGAGGACAAGGCAATTGCCAATGCTTGAGCTGGGCTCTTCACTGCTTCGCCGCTGCTGCTTTTTAGCTTGCCAGCTTTGAATTCTTTCATCACAAGCCGAACTTTAGCTTGCTTTTCCTTTTTGGTCATGACGAACAATCAACATAAGATCATCATACCTTCCTTTAATAGCACGACGGTCAACTCTTTCCACGGAAAAGCCTTCTTTTACGCAGCCAATTAAAGGCTCAAACCAACTTTCTGCTTGAATGTCTTCCACTACTGCCACACCGCCAGGCTTCAACATAGGCACATACAAGCGCAAGAAATCACATTGACTTTCTAAAGTATGTGGACCATCATCCACGGCAAAATCCAAACCATTAGGCGCAAATTGCTCTACCATTTCCACTGTTGATGAGGCATAACCATCGCCCACCATGAAAACATAACGATCATTTTCCATGCGCTCAAAGATGCTGGGATGGACAACATTGATGCAATCCACGCCAAGAACCAATGACTTCGGGCACAAATCATGCCAAAGCATCATTGAGCCGCCAACATTTACACCCACTTCCAAGAAAGTGCTTTTTGTATTCTCAAAAGGGGCAAGCAATGTTTCATAGACAGGACCATAAGAATGAATGGTTTGCTTGTCTGTGCCGCCTCCATGCTCGAAACCATTGATTTGCCGATGGTTCAAAATGGCATCAACTTTGGGCGCTTCAATGATGGTAGATAGATTCATGGTCAAAATTCTGTAATGGAAGGAAGGCAAGTGTAAATCTTACCTTCGAAATTGTCCTGTCGCAAAGACTTGGCAATGTAATCACTAAAATTATGAGCCAAAATAATCACATTGTCAGGCTTATCTTCTGCTAAGCGCTCCCTTGAGCACACTTGAAAGCCAGTGCCAGGAATGAACAAGCCTTGCTTTTCTGGCGTGTCATCCACCACATAGGCATCAGGCATGTTTTCAATGGAAAGGCCAAGTGCATTAAGGAAGATACAGCCTTTAGCTGCTGCACCAAAAAAGACTGTACGTCCATCAAGATCTTCAATGAAATCAAAACGACTCATGATTGTATATTCACAATCTTCTTGAAAATTATCAAAATCAATGAAGCTTTCCTTCTCTTTATATTGTTCAATAATGTCAGTCGCTTCTGCTTCTTTAGAAGCCTTGTTCGTTAGCCATAGCCGCATTGTTCCCCCGTGAATGGGAAGTTCCTGCACTAGCAGAATGCCAAGACCATATTCTTGAAATAGGGAATGCAATGGAGAAAGAAGCCAATAGTAAAAATGCTCGTGGTAAAATTGATCAAACTGTCGCGTGATAAGCGTGGTCAAGGCATAGGGAAATTCCAACACCCACACGCCATCAAGGAACTTAACAATGCCCTTAATGAAAGAACGAATGTCTTTCGTATGCTGGAAGACATTGGTGGAAGTAATGATATTGGCTTTTGGTAAATCCAAGTTATCACTAAAGAAAGCATTGACATATTCAATACCGGCCTGTTCATTGTCAGCTCGAAAGCTAGCACTTGCGTCAACATTGATATAGCGTCCTTTGCCATTGTTTTGCTGCTTAAACATCTTTAACAGCGTGCCATCATTACCTCCAATGTCCATCACTACGTCTTGATTTAAGTGGGACAATGATTGATGCAACTGCTTGCAATGTTCAACATACGGAGCGCTAATGCCACTGCGATAAAGGTAGTTTTGATATAGTTTTTCAGGCGGCACTTCCGTGTCCAAGTGAATGGTATGATTTTTGTCATACACCGCCTTCAACGGCCACCTCGTAGCAGTCAGTGCTTCTTGAGCGGAACCTAGCAAATTGTTGACGAGGGGTTGTCCCTTAAGATTTAGCAAGGTTTTTGTCATTGTACTTCTCCATTGAAAGGCGTGAGAAAACGTTCCTGTCCAGGAGCGCCTCCCCATTTCTGTAGATAATACATG